TCACCCACACCTACCTTGATTGCATGAAAGGCGTTAAAGAGTTTTTAATGGATGACTTCATCCACGTTGAAGGAGAGGCCGCGTAAGCGGCGCTCACCCCCTCTAACTACTAAGGAAATAAAAATGTCTACACGAGCCACATACCAAATCAAAAGCGGATTCAGCACAGCTACCTTGTACATCCACCACGACGGCTACTTGTCTGGTGCTGCGTCTTACTTCAAGGACACCATCGACCTTATGCGTATCAGTGGTCGCCCTCTCCTCCCTTGCTTCCTTTGGGTTAACGAGCGAGCAGAACTGACCGCAGGGCACGAAGCTCATGGAGATACCGAATACCACTACGACCTAGAGAGAGAGGCCGGCGTGTGGATTGTCACCGCATACAAGCGCAAGTCCTACGACAGCTCAGACTTTGAGATGGAATGGTCTGGCCCTCTCTCCAACTTCGTTAACGAGTATGCAACACAGGAGGCCGCGTAAGCGGCCCAAGGGGATCAGATGTCTAATCACTACAACGAAACTCTGCTAGAGCAATTATTCGAGGAAGCCCTAGAGTTAGGGATGTCCGACGCAGAGGCAGAGCAATACGCCATTGAACGAGCCGAGCAGTTGGGAGATCCGTCATGAGACTACGCTACCCACTCGCCCTGCTTTTGATTGCTGGGTTTTTTATTGTCGGTCAGAACGACTACGAAAACGAAGTGCTAGAAGAGCAGGACTACATTGAGCGCGTCTGCCAGGGGGTTCACAAAGACTACCTCAGCATTCAGCCTTCTTGCCCACCAGTTGAATAATCTCTAGCTCCTGATCCTCCGGCTTCTCTGCTGGAGGGTTGGGATCATCAATATCGACCAACTCCGAAATGATGATTGTCACTTGGCAGTTATCAGGTAGATCCTCGACTGTGACGCTGGGCATCAAAGCTCCTCCAAGTAACGCTCGCGGGCTGTAAGTTTCGCCAGATCCCCACACGCCTCCTCTAGCAGCCTGATGTCTTTGGTTTTTGAATACTCAGTTAGCAGACTTACCACCCTCCCGCTCAGATAATTCAGTTGATTTGCGACGATATACTCCACCGGCTCAATCTCTTTCATCACGGATAATCTACCTTGTGGATTGCTCCTCGAAACTCATACTCACCCGGAGAATGTACACGGACAAACTCAGGTTGCAACAACCAATTGTTCTTGATCGTCAAAACCGCCCAGCCGCTGCTCCAGTTTTTTGGGGAGTCGTCTGCGTACAAAAACGAATCCTGATGTATGTCCGCCATCGTCCCTAACTGGATGCCCATCCTAGTCCCAGTGTAATCAGTAAGGGAGGCAACGCCTTGGTGATGCGTATGGCCGGATACCGTGTGTGTTCCGCTCATGAGCGTGGTTCTGTGGCTTCCAGTGATAGCTGCGCCGATAGGCTTGTGCCGAATCATGATTGGTCGCTCTGCACCTTCAATCCATAGGCTTGTTGAGAACGTCCATGATGGGAAGTGCTCCCGAAGACTGAAGCCCGGCACACCTTTGTACATTGGCAAAGCATCGGCTAGCTTCATGTCATATCTGGCATCGTGGTTGCCCATCGTCCAGTATCGTTTAGCACTGGGAGCAGCCTTCTCGATTTCTTCCAGCCGCTGGCGAACAGTGTTCAACTCTTGCTCAACCGTTGGCCTCTCCTCCCAGCCTAGCGCCGGGTGCCTACTGATGCTTGCGCCATCCAACAGATCACCGTTCAAAACGATCACGTCAGGCTTCAACTTCTTAGCTAGCTGCACGAATGCGAGATGCGCTGTGGTTACTGTGTTGGCTTCGTAGTGAGCGTCTGAGCCGATCAGCATGAGCAGGTCTTTCTCTACGGTCAGAGTTTGACGAACTGATGGCCTCGGGCCTTTGGATCTATCAAGGTAGGCAGGGACGTTCAAGGGTCTACCGAGAATGCCCTCGACTTTCTTTCTTCTGATGAAGACATTGCGAACATTGCACCCGTATTTTCTAGCCATGCCGGTAGCGCCAAGACCTTCAAAGTCTGTGGCAAACACATCAGGATCAGTCGGGAGTTTGGATTTTCTGCCCATAGCCGCCTCGTCGCGTGTAGGAATTGCAGACGTGTTGGAATATCTGCCGTCTTAACCCTTCGTCTTTTAGCTGCTTTGGTTCCGCATCCCAGACCTCCTTCATTGCAAGATCCATAGCTTTTACCATGTCAGCCGCGACTAGCCTGCAAGACCTCATCGACCTCTCACCCCTAGCCTGCGCTCATGCCCTTTGATCTGTTCAGACCAATCGGCAATCATCTCTCGGTAGTCAGCAGCATATAGCTTGTGAATATCCCTTCGGGTATCGAGCATGTGGTCAACGAACTCCCTTCCATAGAAGTCAATCATGTGGATAGTGTATTGCTGGGCTGCGCTGCCATGCTTCATCTGAAAGCCATTGCACGACTTACACTGACTCCACACATTTTCCGGCTCCAATGCCCAACGTGAGCTTGATCCCTTTGGTAGCCAGTGGCCTCCGTCACACTCTTTCCAGTGTACTAATACCCCGCAGGATACGCATTTGCAGTAGCCTTCATCGTTGGCGCACTCCATTCTGCGTAACTTCTGTAGTGTTTTCAATGCTTTGGCGCGTAGTGTTTCAGCCATTATACCACCCTTCTCAGGTTGGCTTGCTTTGTCTGCTCTGCTCGGAACTGTAGATCAAGCGCAGTCATCTGCTTCTTTGCCATCTCTACTCTGAGGTTTGATTCTGCGACTGCTTTGAAGTGGGCTGCCCATTCGGGTGTGGCTTGGACTTCGACTTGCGCTTTAGCATGGCTACACCCTGAGTCCATGTGTGTCTTCGTTGATAAAGCCGTGTAAGACTTAAACGCTGTTTCATTCTCTATCGCTATCTGTGACCACTCCTCCCACTCCCCCAGTCTTTCACTCAGGCGGTTAAGAATCCGATCCATTTTGTCCGGTTGTTCTTCCATTCCTCTCTCCCTTTTCTTTAGACATGCCGTGACATTTAGTAGGGTTTGGTGGCCCTTACTAATCTTTGTCTGTATTGCTCGCTGTATTTCCACTCGACTACTTCTGAGCTAGCCCAAACTCTGCCCACCTCTCAACTCATATTTACAATGAGGGAGAGGGTTTTATTGCCACCGTTAACGAGTGTTCAGTTTCGCGTTCCTACTAAGACGCGCAGCCTCGAGCAAATTGTCTTCTGGTCATTCTGTCCAGCCGGTTAACCACCGGCACCAGTACGTAATTGCGTACAGGCCTCTGCTGCTTTCGGTGCAGGACAAACCGTAAAAGAGGGCCGACTCCCAACAACAGGGGAGGAGGGGCGGGAAGGGAGCCGACCACAAACTATACCGTCCAGCCTTCTAAGAAGATGTCCGGTCTCAAATCGTAAGGTTTCACCTCGCCTTCGGAAACCTGGCACAACCTAACCACATGCATGGATGGTACACCATTCCGCCGCCAATGCTGAACCTGTTGTGGGTATGTACCACACGCCCTAGCCAACGCGCTCACGCCGCCAGCCTTCACCCTTAACCTTTCAAATACTTCTGGATTCATTTCATATCTCCTGTTGACTGCCAACAGTACACTAAAAAAAATTAGATTAAAAGGTTGATATGCATAAAAGGATAGTGTTTAATGGCTTCAACAACAGAGGAAAACGATATGTACGACGTACCAGATAGACCCATCTCAGCTGATCCTAACTTCCAACGCATGTGGGGAGATGATGATTACGTTCACGAGATGGATGAAGTTGAGGACAACGACACCCAGTTCAACCTGCACTGGTTTGGAATGGATGAGTACCTGTCCTTCGATAACGGCATCATTGCCGACACCCGCGACGAGATGGATCGCCTCGTTGACTTCTGGATTCGTGAAGACAATCTGGAAATCAAACAGCACCCGCACAACGGTAAAGAGTCAGACGTTCATGGCGGTCTGGAAGATGCCGACGTAATCAACGGCAACCCCGCCGGTCAGTATTTCATTATCCAGCGCGGTCGAGTCATTGGCGTAGTAACGGAGGTTCGATAATGGGTCGCGTTAAGTCAGATATGTTCGAGGATGATCTAGGTTCGGATGATGAGTTAGTGGCGAAGCCACTAGCCCATCTCTTTGGGTCAGACCCTCTAGCTGAACTTACTGAGTCAGCCGAAAAGGTAGTCAGACGTTCACGCATTCAAGAAGAAATTGAGCAATGCGAGATACCAAGGGGTACTCAGGAACGTCGAGAATTCATGCACAAAAAATTAAGGGAGTTAATTGACCATGTCAGCAGCAAGTGAAATATACCACGCGCTCAGTAGGCCGTGGCCCAAAGGGGAAGTGAAGGAGCGCAAAGGGCCGGGCGGCAAGATGCTGTCCTACGTTGATGCTCGCCAAGTCCAGAACCGATTGGATGAAGTCGTCGGTACTGAAAACTGGCAGACCCATTTCTCGGAAGTGTGCGGCAACTACTGCTGCACCCTCTCTCTCAAGATAGATGGGGAATGGATAGCCAAGTCAGATGGCGCCGGTGAGACCTCAATCGAAGGCGACAAGGGCGGATTCAGTGACGCATTCAAACGCGCTGCTGTATCCTTTGGGATCGCTAGATACCTGTACTCTGATTCCAAGATGACACCCGAGCAGTTCGATAAGCGCCGTGGTGTTATGGCTGACGTGCAGTCAGAGGACAAAGCCACTATCCCAACAGAGGATGACAAGATGGTAGCCAATGAACTTGTACTAGCGGTACAGAACGAGAACAGCCAGAAGATCCTAGAGATATGGGAAAGCCTCGTAACCGATCAGGAGCGAACCGTGGCGACGTGGTCGCTACTTCAAAGCCAGACCCGGCGATATATCAATAAACTCGTAAAGGAGAGTAACCAATGAGCGATAAAGAATTTGCGGACGGCCTATACATCAAAGAGCCTTGGCCTAACTCACCAGACTGGGTTAAGTTTCGCATCAACATCAACAAGGAACGACTGATTCCTTGGCTGCAAGCGACACAAACAGAAGGCGGCTGGATCAATATGGAAGTCAAGCTCAACCAGAAGGGCGAATGGTACGCAGATGTCCAGCGAGGCAGGGGGGGTCAGCAACCCCAACAACAGTCCGCGAATCAGGAACAGCAGGATGATGTAGACGAAGACATACCGTTTTAAGGAAAGCCAATGAAGAAACTAATTATCTTGATAGCCGCTCTGCTTGTGACCGCGCCGATTGCAGCAGACACGAAGGCTTACGCCAAGAACAAAGCCAAAGGCAAGATCGTTCTCACCAACGAGACTTGTGAATTTGCTGGCCTGATGAATCGGGCTTACTTCTACACCAAAGACCATTACACCGAGGAGGGTTGTTGGATTGATGATGACATGACCATCTTTGTGCAATGGAAACACGAAGGCGATAAACGCTACGATAAGAAAATATTTACCGTGGTGGATCGCTGGTAGACTAAGTAGGCGGGAACTTTCCGGGCAGGCGAGCGCCAGCGTCAGCCCCCCTACGGGGATAGAGAGATAGGTGGTGTGCTTGTGCCCGCGACCATTCACACATCAACGCCGCCGACTGGCGCACTTCAACAGGGGAAACACATGATTGAGAAAAAAGAATTCACTGCACTGTACCGACCGTTCTTCCAGCTACATCCGTTCAAGAAACGCGACTGGCCCGATGGACTGGGTGACGTTCATTACAAAGCGTTCTGCCGCGACAGCCCCGCTCTCATGCAGGAGGCTATGGGCTTGTTAGTAGAGAAGCTCGACCACTTCCCCACCCCCAAGGATATTAGAAACCAGATCACTGCACTAAGCACATCAAAGAGCGAGGGGAACGAGGGCAGAACCAACGGCACCAGTGAGAATGAAGGCATAGCCACTAGGTATCTGGAATACAAACACGGGGTCGAGTACAACGGGGTTAAGGTTAAGTGCCCAGATCCGCTACCGTCTTGGATCAAACAGGAAGTTGATAGGGTAGATGACCTGCTTGGCCCACAGTTCCCAGTAAAATCTAAACTTGGCAACGTAGGGTTTGCCATAGTACAAAAGGAAAACAGAGGATGAATGACGCGCTGAAGCAATGGCTTGCGGAAGGTAACGAGATAACCCAGCTACCGTATGGCGTACCACGCGACATGCAGGTTTGCATGAACTGCAAGGGGATATTCCCGATGGCAGAACTAACGAAGGGAGCAACGCAACGATGCAAGAACTGTCTAGCGAGACACACGAATGCGAAGCGACGAGGCCAGATATGTTGATGGTTGCCATACAAACCAGCGAGCGATGGCGTAATAGTTATATCGCGTACCGTCTAGCGAAGGTAGATACCAACCTGTTCAACGCAGAGCAGAAGCATCGGATACACGAACTGCAACTTCAGGGTAAAAGCACGAGGGAAATAGCCAACGTAATGGGAACTACGAAGGATCGCATACGCCGGTTGTTCAACAGGACTTCATGGCCCAAGCCTTCCGGCCTAGACTAATATCGAAGCCAGCCAGACTGCCGCGAAGATACCGGCAACCATTACGAAAACGTAAACTAGGCTTCCAAGTATTTCTCTCATATCTGTAAGATCAACCAGATGGCAAGCATGATAGCGAGGGGAATGAGACCGACAGACACGGCTATGACAATAGCTAGTTGAGTTAGCTCTTTCTTCCTCCGCTTCCTAGCAAGCTCTAACCGGCGAACCTCTTCAGCCCTAGCCTTACGAGCCTCCGCCATAGCCTTCATGGCATCATCCCATAGCTGGCCGTTACCTGAGTAAACGAATGCCTCTCTCACTTGTGCTAACGCATCATCTGCTTCTTTCTTCGCAAGCTGCGCTTTTACAGCATCGGCTGCGCTCAGGGTCTTGGTATTCTGAAGTCTTTGTAAATCGTGTTGGCCCTCCGCTAACGCGGATAGGTAACCACTGATCTGGCTTAGGTCTTGGGTAGCTTGAGCCGTTTTGTTGAGCGCAGACGCAGCCATGTTCAGGCCGCTAATGATAGCCCCTAGCTCAAGGATCATTCCCTAGTACACCCATAGCACGGGTTCTGTCTCTCGGGTATCTACATGTACAAATGTCTTCGCTACACCGATGCCCCTGAACCCCAGATAAAACGCCTGCTTCACTAGCTGCCTGCGTTCCACGCCATTAGCCACTGCGATGTCACAAGCAATACCCTGTGCATGAGTGCCGGGCTTTGACTTCTTCGCCTCTATGCTATGACGGGGAGAGCGGTATCCTGAAGTAACGTACAGCGGTCTACCAACAGCGGAGCGTAGCTCATCGACCATGCGGATGAACTCGGGATTCATCTCGTTCTCGCCAGTCTCTTGGCAGTCGAAGTCCTCACGCTTGAAGTATAAGTATTCCATTACTTCTTCGCCTTAGAGTACGCGATAGCAACCGCTTGCTTCTGTGGCTTGCCCTCGCTCAATAATGTGCGAATATTCCGACGAACAACCTTCTTGCTTTTACCCTTGAGTAACGGCATTACTTCTTCACCTTGTTCATTATCCCGATAACACCCCTCACTCCGAAGGATGCAGCGATGATTACCGACAAGCCATATTGATACCATTCAGGCATGGTCGATAGAACCTCAAAGCCTTGGCGTACATACGGAACCGACGAAGGAACAAACGCCAGTACGAGGGGAATGCTAAACAAGATAGTCAGCCACTCGTCTTTCCAGCTTTGATTACTGGCGCGAGCCATAGCAGTTTCCCAATCAGCCGCGCTCTTGGATTGGTTAATCATAACCGTAGCTTCAGCCTCAGCTTTGGCCTTGGTCTTGGCAACCTTACCCTCTAGCCACGTCCTACCTAGATCGGCAACCGGCCCAATGACACTGGATAGGATGCTCACTTATCCACCTTTTGATCCAGCTTATCCATAATGCGGGTGAACATATCTCGCAACTCGTCCATGTCGATGCGGTAATCATCTCGGCGCACATACGTCTCAGTCGATCTACGCTCCATGTCGTATAGCTCTTTGCGAGTGCCCTGCAGCATGTCCCAAAATATCTTCATAAAGAAACCCGCTAGTAACATCAGCCCACCAAGAACTACGTCGAAGGCTGTATTCATATCCATTACGATGTATACGCCTTGACCTTCTTGACCTTGCGCTTCTTCATCATGTTGTCGTACAAACCCTTCTTGGGCTTTCTCATTGAACCGTAAGCCATTAGGTAAATCTCCTAGTTTTTCTCGCTACATCTTTCGGTTGTGAGGCGTACTGCTCACCCTTCTTCATAGCCTTTCGCTTGGCCTTGGTAGTCCTAGCGTACTCAGCAGCCGTCAGCTTCTTGATCGCAGCTTCGGGTAGATACCGCTCGCCGGTAGCCTCAGACCCTTGAGTCGATGGCTTGCCAGACTTAGTGCGCCACTTCTGTTTGCCCCAATCCAATAGGGACTTCTGCGACTTTCTAATCACGATACCCACCACCCTTGGCTTTGTATTCACGGGCTAACATTTGAGCCTTACGCGCCGACCACTGCCCCGGACTACCGCCTTTACCACCAGCCTTGATGCGGTCAAACAAATTCTTCCGCATCGTTGGCTTCGTGTAGTTTCCAGCTTCGTTTACTCTGCTCACCACTTCACCTTATCGGCCCAGAATGCCGCAGACATCTTACCCTTGCGGATGTTCCTAGCATGACGCGCCTTGAACGACTTACGCCGCGCCTTTGCTGCCTCTGACTCACCCTCACTGGGAGCGGAGCCGCTCACACCCTGCTGACCAAAGCGTATGGTCTTCACCTGCTCACCCTCTTTAGCCACAACAACGTGTGACTTAGTGGGATGCCTGGGTGTTCTCTTGGGCTTGTTGTATCCAGAGACCCCTATCCTAGTGAGTAGGCTTTCGCTCATGACGAGAGGTAGTCGATCCACTTGCAGCCAAGACGTACCTTGCAAGTGCCAGAGCCGAAGTTACCCGTCTCCACTCCCACTCTATAGTTTTGCCGTTCCGCTTCAAAACCAAAGGTCTCTATGTCAGATGAGAACGTGTCAACGGTTGTCCAGTTGGTTCCGTCAACGCCAGACTGCTTTTGTACCGTCACTGTCGTACCACCAGCTATGCCAGAGATAGACAGGTTAAAGTAACCTTGAGTCTTCATTGTATCGCTGAACGTGTTTTCAGCAGTGATGCTTTTAGTAACTACTCCAGACATTATGCGATCTCCTCAATAGCAGAGTTGTATGCAGCCTTCGCCTCGTCGGTGAATACAGTGGCAGCAATGTTAGATACATCGTCATTCTCTAAAGATAAGTCCGCTGTTGGAGCGAGTGTGTGACGATGGAATGTTCGTGATACTTCTTGCCCATCACGACTTGTGATTTTTATAGTACGAACTTGTACCACTGGGAATCCAGCATCCAAATTCACTATCTCAATCTTGTCGCTTAGTGTTTCTTCTGTGATTGCCATGCGGCCTCCGTACTAAGATGCTATATAAGTGTGCGTCCCATTCCATGAGGAACTTGTGGACGTTGATATACTTTGAAATAAAAACAAATTACTCGCTGAGAAGTGACCAAAACTTCCGATCACATTGCCACCGATAGAGCCAGTGCCATACACACCACCAGTGCTTGATACGGTTGCAGCAAAGGGCAGGTTGTTAATTTGGCTGTAAGACGACATATAAGCAGCGCCAGAAAGACTCGCACTCCATGTAATCGTGACCATCCGTCCGACCTTCGTGTATGTGCCAGAGGTGGAGGAAACGCTCGCGCCGCCACTAAATCCATTGACGCTAAAGTTAGGAGTCCAAACGCCTTCCTCATAATCATCGAGCAAATTGCTAGACGTGCCCCCTCCAATATAAATACCGCCTTCAACGGTAACGTCGTTAAATGTTGGGTTGCGACCAAAGATGCCGCCTATTTGTTTGATTGTCATAATTAGATCTCTGTTGCTTCTGCAAAATTAGATAGGCTCTTAACGTAAGCGTAGGCTTGCTGTTCAAGATCCTCGTTAGTCGCATCATACGGAGCGTTCAAGGTGTGTACCTCAAATGGATTCACCTCCTCTGCTGTTGCGTAGGAATTCAAAAGAAACCTTACGTTCTTATTAAACGCAACACAGACATCTGAAACCCTATGAACTGCGTCTGTAACCACCTCTCCGCTAGGAGATATTGTTGTTAACTGTAATGCCATTGTTATATCCCTAATCTACCCAGTACACGCCTTCAAGCCTATACACTACATTAGCTATAGACTTAGAAGCTCCAATGCTTGATCCGTCAACGGTATAGATTAAGGGTGTATAAATGTTTCCATTATTCCCCCGTATGGCTATCTCAGGATCAGATGTTAAGTTGTCAAACGAAGCCGTAACCCTGTAAATAAATGTACCCGAAGTGGTGGGTACACGCCTAAATGATGACAGCTTGCTACCTAAAGTTTCAGTTGCCGCTCCCCCACTTGTGGTATAGGTAAACTGTATTGTTTCATCTTCCAAGATCCAAGCTAATTCTGTGTACAGGTTGTTTGTTGGCCCTGCTTTTTGGATGTGGTTTACACCGCTTAGTGTATAAATGCGATTCTTGCTATGAACGACCTCATCGCCGCCTGTCACATAAAAAATGCCAATGCTAGGGGTGTAGTTGCTGTCGCCTGTTGTGTTGAGAAACACATTGTCAGCAAAAGTAATAGCCGTCAAATTCGAGTGATCCTCGTACACATAAAAGGCTGAGGCTGCCCCAGCCTTCACGCCGTTTATCTTGTTACCTCTGATAGTGCAGTATTGGCTTGTGCCGGAAATGCCTATCCCTACGCGAATGCACTTCTCAGCTACATTATCTTTAACATCAGCATGATTTGTATTTGTTATATAGAGAGCGCCTTGCGCTGCCGCGTAACTCCCACATCCATTTAGTATGTTATTGGATATGGTGATGCGCTGATTTGGCAATGCAGCCAATCCAATAGAGGCTATGCCTATAGCGTTTTCAGATGCCGTCGCACGTCCCTCGACAACATTGCCGGTTATGATGGTATCCGTTGCTGGTTGCTTGTTTGCTTCTGACGCATCGTCGTATTGGGCATAAATACCATTTAAGCAAAAATAAACTGCGTTATTAGCAATGGTGCATTTCAAAGGAGCGTGGGTGTCAATCCCTGTCCACTGCACAACATTAGAGATTATGTTCTCAGTAATAATGCAATTGGTAGACCGAGCAGATACAGATGTGGCAACCGTAGCGTCTCTGGTTATAGATATTCCATACCAGTTCACCGCCCCAGATGACGAGTTTATGTTGTCGATTCTGTTCTTGGTAATCACAGAGTCGATAAGGGATAAACCTAAAATTGCTGCATAACCACAGTTATCAATTAGATTATTTTCTATCCGAACATTACTAGCGTAGTTAACTCTAATACCAAAGCCAGCAAGCCCATCAATCTTACAGTTTCTTACATTGATGTTTACAACGGGTGCTGTGCTGTCTGTGCCATAAGCAATGATTGCACCCTCTGACTGATTTGTTGTTCCAATAGTAGATCCCGCTCCCGCTCCATCAAACGAAATACCATCTACTGTTACATTACTGACAGAGATTGACAGCATATAGCTAGACGCAGACGCGCTTCTTTTTAGTGTTCCTTCACCATGAAACCTTAATGTTGCAGAGATCGTTAATGCTGTGACTATGTACGTTCCTTTTGGAAGGTAGACATCGACAGATCCACTATTCAAAGCCGATTGAATAGCTGCGGTATCATCTGTAGTGCCATCACCTTTGGCCCCAAAATCCTTCACGCTGACAGTCTCGGTCAGTCTTGACTGAACCGTTCGCCCCACCGCGCCGGTGCCTGTGGCGGTATAGGTCACATTCGTAGCATCAGTAGCAGCGTTCGTTGTGCTCAATAGTGTCTGCACATTGCCGCTGCCATCAAAAGACAAAAGTTTGTTGCCTCTGTCAGCCGCAACGGGTAACTCCATGTTGATAGAGTCTAAGTCGCTGACAGGCTTTCTGATAGCGCGCCCCTCAGGAATAGCGTTTTGTTGCGTAGCCAGCCACAGTCTATCAAAGTCCTCGTTAACCTCAGATGCAAGAAAGTCACCACTGTTCTGGTAGTCGGTTAGACGCTCTAGCGCCATGTCACGATAGACAGTAATGATATCACCGGCAGTAGCACCAGAAGTCAGCGTGATGTTACCGCCTGAGTCACTCCCCACACCCGATACAGTGTAGTTAGTACCCTCTGCTAGAGTCGTATCGTTCTGTAGGACAACAAGGTCATTCTTGTTATACACCTCGAACGTGTACGCAAAAACAGTCTGCCCTGCTGTAGCAGTGTATTGGTTACGAGCAGTCGTATTCGTTACCGTCATAGGTCACCTATCTCTTCTTCGACTTTATCGAGTCCGTTGCGAATAAATGTTAAGTTTTGTCCGGGCAAGAGCCGCCGTAACGCTCTTGTGTCTGATTCCGTCCAATCATCCTCACCCAACCCTGCGTTTGCCACTCTAGCAACAAGGTCGATTCCTGATCCAAATGTTGGCCCCATGAGGCCATCCGCTATGCTTCTTGAAGCAAATCTGGCTGCGGGTAAATCAGCACCAAGGAGCGGCCTTAATCCAAAGTTATTGGAAGAAACCTTCTCCATTGTATTGTTGATCTCCATTATACCGCCTAATGCGCCCGATCTATCTATTCCTTCAATAACTAATCCGATTGGATCGTCTGTTATCTCCCTCCCCGCATCCTTTTGCTTGAATGCGTAGGACATCATCCCTAGCGTGGTGAGCATCAAGACACCGCCTAACGCATTGTGATCTTGTCCTTGTAGCGCGGCTATCGTCATGCGTTGCGTTGATGCAAACATAAACGAGCGGAACTGGAGGATCGTCTTGCCCATTGGTGTAGACATAAACAAAGGCTTCTCTTGCCCCGGAACCACAATTACTCGATCAGATTCTTTCCTGAGGGCAGCACCCCAAATCTGTTCTAGCTCTGAGTTATCCCAATTCCTAGCATTGGAAAGCCATACGCCATCTACCTTCTCTGCGTACTTCTTTAACTGCTCACCGATAGCACTAGCGTTGCCGTCATCAATACCTAGTCGGGACAGCCTTTTGTCGATCTTGCCCTTCAGCAAATCATCAATGACAGAGTTTTGCATAGTCACTACATGGAGTTGCTTGACGGCAGTAGTCCAGTAGTCCATCAGGTTGATTCGACCAAAGTTGTCCGTCAGCGATTGAACCCCGCGCTCAAATGCTGTGCCACCCTTAGTGTAGTCAGAAATATCAGAGATAATCTGTGACCGACCACCCATCAACGCATCAACGCCTATGCCATATCGCTTACCTTCAGCGGCAGACACTTGGAAGGTTTTAAGATTCTTAGCGAGAGGGGCCAAGCCTTTAGTAAAAGTCTTGCCTATCCCTTCAGCCATGAAGATACGGGCAACATCAGGAACCGATGAGGCAACAACACCGCCCATAAGCCTCAAGTAGTTTAGGTTCCTAGATAACCTCCCCGCTCTATGAAATATGTTGTTAGGATCTTCCATTGCATACACGCCGCGTATCCGGTCTCGCATTCCTGCTATATCTTCAATATCGCTATTCTTAGCCTTTTCTAAAATTGCTTTTTGGCTCTGAGTCTTAGCCTTCTTCATGGCATCGCTATACCACTGCTCAATCTGAGATATTTGCTCTGTAAGCTCGACATCATCAAACTGTCTTTTAAGCTCAATATCTGGGGCTATCTGACGCAGATAGATTCGCCCTAAGTCTTCGATGTTATTCTCTAGGAAGTCTTCAACCATATTATCGGGTATCTGAAAAGTCCTAGAGCGGAGAGGGCCGCGCATCGGGGTGCCGTTTAGCTTGTTGTTGCTAGAACCTTCGCCAATCTTCCAGTCATAAGGAAGCCTGCCATCTGGAGAGCCTTTAATTCTTTGAGCAATCTGACGAGCAATGTCCTCGTACTCCATGTCATCAAGAATCTCTATCTCATCAAGGATGCCCTCACGCCCTTCGCGTTGCGTAAACTCAGGCATCAAGCCCATCTTTTGATCTGCAAAAACGGTATCTTCTAGCTTTGCCGTTCTATTCTTTGCTCCAAACGGGCCGTAGTTAAGCCAACTATTCTGGCCCCTTGTCTCAGTTGTCAAAGCTCTTAGTGCTGGGCCTTTGAATAATTTAGCGTGGGCCTGCCAAGCATTCTCCTCGCCTCTAGCACGAAACCCCGCACCCTCAAGACCGTGACCAAAAGCATCATGCACTGCGCGGAACAAGTCGTTGTTTGTAACAATCTGCTCTTTCCCAGCTTGGTCAACCCAACGCAAACCACTATCTTGCAGCATTATCCTGTTAGGATCTTTCAGGTCGGCAGCAAAATCCTCAAGGGTGCCATAACCATCATAGGTTCCGTAGACCGCCATTTGCTTGTTATTGCGCAGGTCACGCATAGCGTTATACGGATTACCACCGTAAGGGTCTGTATTGGAGTCGAAGAACGTAAACTTGTAGCCAGCCTTTATAAGAGCGTCGTACTGCGCCCTTGTCTGCTCTACTAAGTCTCTATAAGCCTCTTGGACTACGGGATCGGTTGGGGCGTCCTCCATCTCCTCAAAGGCTTGGGCAATTCTTCTTGCCCTGTCCTCGTCTACTTTTACATATTCAGATTGTCTGGAGAGGCGGATACCATTGTTGGCTGCATATTGCTCTGCTGTGGTGTTGAGTCCGACATCTGGGCCTGTTGCCCCTTCTCTGACAGGCGCGCCTTCGAGCGCCTCTCTGCCTGCGATCTCATCCGCTGACGCCGCAACGATTCGTGCCTGATCGCGTCGTCTTCCGTCTCCTCTGCGTTCGGGTCGTACACCTTCTTCAATCCTCTTGGTTCTTAACTCAATGTCTCGGTCTTTTAGCCACTTGCTAACAACAGACAAAAACTCATCATAATTAGCTACGATCTTCTCTTTATTCCACCTTCTGTTCAAATATGCAACAGCCGTGCTTACATCAACGTCCTCGGGCAACAGTCCAACTTCAATGGCCTCGTTCTTTAGAGGATCGTATAGATTTGATCTCCAAGACCTTGCAGACTCTAGCGCTTCAGGTATGTCAGACGCGTCGTTACGCAAAGCCCTTGCTACGGCTTCGTTGAACTTTACTCTGTTCAGCTTTCCGCCAGCTTTTCTATACGCTCTGAACTGGTCTAAGTGATTAGCAAGGGCGGTATTGTAACGGCCATCTTTTATCTTGATGCGAGACTCTACCGCTGTAACCCCACCTCTATCCATAGCTATAGGGTTTTCAGCTAGCTGATTAGCCAGAGTCCTAGTGATAGGATTCGCGCTAGTTATAGTTCTTGATAGCGGGTCAAATGAAAGCGCCTTTACGAGAAACTTGCCTACCTTTCCCTTAACTTCTTCACCATTAGCTACTTGGGCCGCGCCAACGCTCAGATCACTGGCTGATATACCCTCGTCTGCCGCTTGCTTTTGTAGGCTAGGAGTTTCCACATACGCTGGATTACGAAGCTCCTCAAGCGTCTGGGTAATTACTTGGTCAGGCTCACCCTCTCGGCTTATCACTGTGGTTGCCGCTGTGGCTCGCTCATTATCTAAAATGATCTCATCTAGTCGAGACTGATATTCTTTAGGAATAATCCCTTGCTCTAGTCTTGTAAGGTTGCCCTCTGCGGCCTTCGCCACATCATCATCTTTCAATCGGGCATTGACTATATCTAGCCGGTCTTGAATCGCCTGCCGTTCTTGACCAGCTAAGGCTTCAGCTTGTTGGATAGCTTGCTGTTTTGCTTTTCTTGCTGGTACGCCCGGTATCTTTGGGGCCGCTTCAACAACAACCTCAACTCTATTTATTTGTTCCTTGAGTGCACGACGCTCTGCTAGTAACTCTTTGCGGTCTCCCCTTGTCAGCTTGTTACCAGCAATAGGGGTTAACTCTAACCGAAGCTCATCAATAAACGACTGACGGATCAAAGAAGGATCAACAGGCGGAGTGCTCAGGATTACTGAATCTTCGCCAGCGAGAATGCGAGGCTCAGGCTCCATAGAGTTAGCTATCTCTTTGATCTGGCGGTCATCTATGTATTGAGCCAGTTTGCCGACGCCAAAACCAAGAACGCCGCCTAGAAACGCACCCGCTCCCACGTTTACAGCCGATTCGCCAAAGGTTCTTTCTAATTGGGTAGAGTGCAGTGCCGCCTCTTGTACCGCCGTAGACGCAGCGGTAACGCTACCTGTGACAGCCGCATATTTGAGAACAGA